TTTTGTCCAGCTAATCCACAGTTAGTTCCAACTTGTGCAAATGCAAAAGTAAATGGTTGACCAACAAAACGTTGAGTAAATAATGCAGTATCTGTCCAAACATAAATTGCATCTCTACCTCTTATTGCTCCCATGATCTGTGATCCGTCGGCCAGTCTCTGTGTACCAGCTGTATTGGTTGCTGTTGGAATATAAGTGTTTATATCTTCTTGGTCCGAGAATCTTATAAACATATCGTCTTGTGTTGAGGGCGTTCCTATAGTTGTTTCTGTTCCAAAAAATACTAAGTGTCTATCAGGTGTTGATACTAACATATGTCTTGATGCTGTTGGCGCACCAGATATAATTGTTGCTCTTGTTGATGTTGCATTTGATAAACTTGAATCCCATTCAAAGCATGCACCATCGTGAATTAAACAAATAGCTTTGTCACCAAAATTATCTAATGACCACATACCAGGTTCTAATACTAAGTCACCTGATGCAGCTTCTCCCCATGCAACATATTCACTTGTATTTGTAACAGTTGCTCCATCGCTGTGAGCTGCTCTAGTTGTTCCTCTAACTGCTCTTGTAATACCTGTTAAATCATTTCCAGAAATACCTGTATAAGATATTTCTTCTGTGCCTACTAAAATAAAATTTGTACCTGAACTTGGAAAGTTTGCAGTGCTTGTTAATGTAACAGAAGTTCCTGATCCACCAGTTCCAGCTGAGTTATCTCCAAGTGCACCATTTAAAGTTGTTGTATTAGCGGAGCCATCTTCTCCACCCCAAGAACCTAGTCCATAACCAAAACCTTTTGCTTGAACAGCTGGACCAACTGTATAATATTTTTGTATTCTAATACCGCCAGAAGTAGTTGCTCCTGATCCAGACTCATTTGAAGACATTGTAATAGTTAATGTTGTATTAGTTGGTGTTGTAGTTACCATAAATTTTTTGTCATCAAAATCTGATGCACTGTAGTTAGAATTTGTAATTGCTGTAAAATTATCCATAAGAAGAATATCTCCTGGAGTCATATTATGAGCAGTTGAAAAAGTTATAGTTACAGTCGGTGATCCGTTAGTTGTACTAAACGCATTTGTAAGAGTTGTAGTTGATTCAATAGGATGTATGTCATAAAATATACCTCCAGAAAAAGCATATAAAATTCTGTTTGTTCCTACAATTGCATATTTTCTAGATAAACTATTAATAAAATGATGTAGACCACGTCCTGCACCAGTTAATTCATTTTGATTTGTATTACCTAATTGATTCCAGCCACCAATTTTTTCAGGTGCACCATACCTAAATCTAGTATTATCACAATCTACCCACTGTCCTTCAGCGCCAGTTTCGGAAAGTTGTTTATTAATACCTGGTTGGAATCCAATTTTTTGTAACATATAAAACCTATCTATTGGGTATTATATCAAATTATTACTAAATTCAAACCTTCTATTTATCTAATAGACCCAAGATATGTAAGAATATCTTGTGCCTTTTGTAACGGGTTCAACTTTATGTGGATAAAGAAAATTAGAAGGAAATATTAACAATTCTCCTTTTTTTAATTTAATTTCAGTATCGTCAAACATAATAAATTCTCCACCAGTATAATTATCATTTAAAATACCTAGACAACTTAATACAGGTACTCCTTTTCTTGTGCCATCAAATAAACTATGAATATGATCACAATGTTTGGCCATTTTTTTTGTTTTTGTATATTTGTTAAATCTAAGATTAGAGTACCCAGCCCATTCATTAAACCATTTAAAATTTAAATTATTCATATACTGACCTATTGCAGAATGTAGTTTATTCATTATTATTTTTTTATTAGGTACTTCTTCATTAGTTATTTCTAACTCTTGTTTTCCTGATCTTTTTGTTCTTTTATCTACTCTATTGTTATAAAATAAATGATCTTTCCAAGTAATCTTTTTAAACTGTTTAATTGTATCATTACAAAATTTTTCATCTAAAAACTTTTCAAATTTAATAACGTATCTTGGTAAATTTTTATCCATTTTTCCAAAATTCTAAATTACTATATTTACTAACTACTCTTTTAGGAACTTTAACTTGGTACAAGTTTCTTTTTATTTTACCCTCTGTTAAAGTATGCATATTTGCACCAACAAAATCGTCATTATATTTTACACCATTTACTTCAAATTGTTTAATGTTATTAAAATCATGATTGTAATTTTTAATATCATAAAAGTTATATATTCTATCTAATGTTTTTTTAGGGTCAGCTATTAAATCATTGTATTCTACAAATATATAATTTTTAAAATCACTTTTTAACAAGTGTTTAATTGAATATAAAACAGTGTGAACATAACTATTTTTTTCCATTATTATATCTGCTTTTTCTTCAATGCTTTCAAAAATTAATTCTTGTTTATCTTTTTGTTCATACATTCTGTTAATATAAAATAAAGGATTTCTAGTTGACAAGTTTAAATAAGATCCAATAATATCTAATATGTCTCTAACTAAAATAACAATTTTAATTTCATTATTTTTAAAATATTTTTTTAATAATTTTAAATTATAAGGAGTAATCCAATCTCCTCTTTCTATAATATATTCACAATCCCAATCTTTGTAATAACTTGTAAAAGTATTTTCTATTAAATTATCAAAAGAATTTTGATCAGGAAAATTTTTATAAATATTTAATTCTTTTAATCTGTGTAATTTATAAACAACATCTGGTAAAATTGAATGAGCTGTAGTTTTTATTTTTTTATTCTGATTTAATATTGAAGATAAAACAGTATTACCTGCTCTTGGAAAACCTGAAATAAAATATATTTTTTTCATTTTAATATTAATTTTGTTAAATCATTTTCCTTACCAAGTTTACCTTTAACAAAAGTATTAAAAGACAAGCTAATTCTAGTGTTTTCTCCTTTTTTATTTTCTACATAATGTTTAGTATCTGATGGAAATAATATAAGTTCTCCAGTTTTTACAGGGAAAAACCAATTTTTAGAATTAAATACATTAAAATTTTTGGACTGTATTAAAATTGAATCATGTGTATCATTTACAAAAAAAATTTTGTCATAGTTAACATCTACGTCTAAATATAATACTCCAGAAACAAGACTATTAGAATGTCTATGTTGGTGATGATACTGATTAGGTTTTGTATAATTAATCCATGATTGAGTTATATAAGGTTTTATATTTTCTAAAGGATCAATTATTTTTTTAAAATAATTATCTAAATTTTTTAATATATATTTTTTTAATTTAGAAAAAGGTTTCTTATCTAAAACATAACTATCTATACTAGTTGTATTACCTTCATTAGGTCTAGCCGTTTTTATAAAAAAATTAATTTCTTGTTTTGTAAATTTTCTACCTAAATTAGTTATATAAATAGGAATAGGAAAAATTCCAGATATATTTGCTTGTATTTCTTTCATAAATTTAATTATACTATATCACATAGTATGTAAAATTCAAATTTATTGAGCGTCCCAACTAGAAGTGTTTGCGTTCCAATCATACAAAACACTAGTATTTTGTCCAAGGTGAGCAGTCCATTTTTGATTTTCTTCATCCCAATTTACATAGTAAGGTATGTGATCATCTGAATAGTGTATTGTAGGTTGTGCTATAGGGGGCTCCCACTCATAACGAAGTTTAGCTGCCGTTTTTGGTCCTGTGTATAATGTCCATGAAGGATAAGGTTTTGGTGGTAAAAATCCTTGTAAAGCTTCATCCCAAGTATAACCTATTCCAGGATGATGTAATCTAAAAGCTTTACTTTGATCTGCACTTAAAGTCATAAAATTATTTTCATCTAAAGTATAATGTTCTCCATTGTAAGTTCTATAAGATCCTTGTTTCCAATTTGCATTAGGTTCTTTGTATAAATTTCTTAAAAATTCAATTCCTTTAGACTCTTGTTCAACATTATTTTCATCTAATAAAACAGAATCATGTACAGACTCAACTTGTGTTACAACATTACTATCATTTATTTTTGCAAAACAAGCCATTATGCTGTGTAACTCCCTGAAGATGTGAACGTTAAAATTGTATTTGCACCTGACGTTGTGACTGTAGGTGAACCTGTTACTGTACTAGAATAGTTTGCAGTTGGCACACTTAAAATAACAACACCTTTTCCACCAGCTCCTCCAACGTGACTTGTTGGATTATTAGAATCTGTTCCGGCTCCTCCGCCGCCACCTCCAGTATTAGCTGTTCCTGCTCCTCCTACTCCCCCAGATCCAGAACCATTTTGACCGTCGCCTCCGCCGCCTGAACCTCCAGCGCCTGCTACCATACTTCTAAATGGTGCGGAATTTCTACCTCCACCGCCACCTCCAGCGTATGTTACACTTGAACCTGTTATTGAATCTGCTGAACCATTTCCACCAGCTCCACATTGTGCACTAGAAGGAGACGGTGAACCATTTGCTCCAACGGCACCTTCTCCACCACCACCTCCAGTTGCGTATGAAGTAGATACTGAATTTCCTCCATCATTTCCACCATCAGATCCGGCATCTCCACCTGTAGAGCCTGCACCTCCAGATCCGGCTCCTCCTGCAGATCCTCCACCATCTAAAGCATCACTACTTGGGGCACCGCTTTCATTGTGAGAACCTGCTGATCCACCACCTGTCATTGATACTGTGGTAAAGTCAGCAGATGCAAGAGATGAAGTTCCACCTAAAACTTTTTCTACAACAAAAGGGGTAGGTCTTCCTGGTGCACCATCTCCTACTGTAACTGTAATTGCATTTCCTGCATTTACTGTTTGAGCTGATGTTTTAGTCATAGCTCCGCCGCCGCCTCCGCCTCCGGCGCCAGCTCCTCCTCCTGAATTTCTAGTAGAACCACCACCGCCACCTCCAGCGACAATTAAAAAAGCTATATCGTAAGCAGAAGCTCCTCCACCAGAACCAAATCCTAAAATTTGATAACCAAAAGATTTACCTTTTGATTTATTTTTTTTTGAATTTTTACCTTCAAGGTTTTGAAGAATTTGTATTTTATGATCTCTCATATTTTACTCCTTATGCGTCGTTAGCAGCATTCGTAGTAAAGAATAATTTAATTCCAAGTAATCTTGCATCAGCATTTAAATCATCTGCCGATACGTCTCTTGATACTTGAAAAAAACAATATTCATTTGCACTAGGAGAACCTGCTATTGTTACTGCTCCGCTTTCGGCTGCAACATCTAAATCATTAGATGTTCCACTGTGTGCTTTTGCTGTTGCAACAACTTGTGTTCCAAATGCTGTATTTAAATCTCCACTATCTGCTAATGCTACTGCAGATACTCCCCATGCAGTAGTTCCTGTATCAGTTGATGTTGCTGTAAAAAAAGCTTGAAAAGTTACTGTTCCTGCATTCCATGATTTAGGAAATGCAACAGCAAACTGTGCAAACTCATCAGTACTTTTGTCAAAATCTAAAACTTTTATTTCAGGACCATTAGATAACTCTACTTGATTTGCTTCTGCACCATTTGTAGAATTTGGATACATTGCAACTGCTGGAATCCATATAGTTTCTTTTCCTGCAATTTTAATTGCACCTGTAGCATCTGCAGCATCTACTGCTTTAGCAACTCCAGTTCCATTAGGAGCGATAGTTATATCTCCATCAGCAGCGTCTGTTATAGTAATTGTACCTGAGTTAGTTCCAGAGTTAGTGCTCATTACTAAGTCTGCAGCCCCACCTGTTGTTACTGTAAGTGCACCTGCTCCGTTTGAAGTTAATGTAGCTGCTGCTCCAGAATCTCCAACTTTTACTGTATCACCTGCAAGGACTACATCTCCAGTTCCTTTTGGAGTTATATTAATATCAATATTTGTATCACCACCTGTAGATGAAAGAGTTGGTCCTGCACCTGTTGCAGCATTTGCGATTGTAAATTCATTTACTGCAGAACTTGTAGCTGTAAGTAAAGCTAATTCATTTCCATTTGTATCTAAAATAGAAGTTCCTATTTTAGGTGATGTTAAAGTTTTGTTTGTTAAAGTTTGTGTTCCTGTAAGTGTTACATTTCCAGCAGGTAAAGTATCTATATCTGGGTTAGTTCCATCGTTTCCAGTAGCGAATACAAGAGCATCCCCTTTATCACCTGCAGCAAAAGTAAATGAATCACCACTTCCTGAAGCATATTTAAATTGAACTGTGTAAGAACCTGATGTTGAATTTCTTAAAAAATAAAATGTTTGTACATCTAAAGGAATTGTTACAACTTGGTTTCCAGTAATTGTACCAGTGAACTCAATCATTCTGTGAGATAAAACTGCACCAGTTGATCCATCAGAAACGGATAAAGCTGTAGTATCTGCACCACCAGCTATATCTTGTGTTGTATATCCACCTGAAATTTGTTCTATAATTTGTAAATTAGTATTTGTTTTTGTTCCCCATGTACCGGCGTTTTCACCAGTTGCTTGAAGCTCTATACCTAGAGGTGTGTATGTTGATGCCATAATTTTTTATCTCCTATGCGACGTCACTATAACTTGTATTTGATCCTGTTGCAACATCAGAATACGTATCATTTGATCCTGTTGAAACATCACTATACGAAGTATTGCTTCCAGTTGCAACATCAGAATACGTATCATTTGATCCTGTTGTAACACTTGTATACGATGTATTTGAACCAGTGTCAATATTTGCATAAGCTTGTATTCCTAATATTCCTGTACTTGATGTAATTTCAACTGTTGTTAAGCCTTGTACTACATCTGTTGGTGAAATAGATCCTACAGCAGATGTTGCAGAAACACCTGTTAAACCTACTACATCTGCTGGTAAAATAGATCCTACAGAAGATGTTGCAGATACTCCTGTTATATTTATTAATTCAATAGCTCCTGTTGTAAGTTCTCCAACAGAAATTGTTGCAGATACACCTGTAATTTCACTTGGTCCAAATTCTAAACCTAAAGTACCTAAACTAGATGTTGCAGATAAATTTGTTACTGGTTCAGTGCTAACACCAAACGCTAATCCTAAAGTTCCTAGACTAGATGTTGCTGATTGTCCATCTAAACTTATTGTTGGACTAATTACAAAACTAACACTTCCAACATTTGTTGTAGCTTCTTGACCAGATAATTCATATACAAATTCTAATGTAGGCGCTCCAACACTTGCTGTTGCTTCTCTTCCAACTAAAGAAATAACTTGATTAGGAGATTCACCCCAAGAATTATCTCCCCAAGCATCTCTACCCCAACCAACTAAAGTTCCAACATAAGACATAGTTGGTGTAGCAAAAGTTGCTGATACTCCTGTTACCGGTACACCTATTTCACCATCTATATCAGGACTGCCTACGCTAGCTGTCATAGAGTGATTAGCACCAATCATTTCTAATAGGTATGTAACGCCCATGGTTATAGAACCTGGTGAAGCTGTTGCCTCAATACCTGTTAAGGATACAGTTTCATCTGCGCCTTCTCCCCAATCTGCTTGGTTCCAAGATAATCTTCCCCAACCTGTTTCATTAAATTCTTCTGAAGTACCTAAAGAAGCTGTAAGACCAAAACCTGTTACTGAAATAACTGGATCAAAACTTTCGCCCCATGGCTCACTGCTCCAACCATCTCTGCCCCAACCTTGCGCTGAGTAAGCAACTGCGTCTCCTAAAGATACAGTTGCAGATATTCCTGTTGGAAAAATTATTTCATCGTTAATCTGACCCCAAGAACCATTGTTCCAATCTTCAGCACCAAATCCTGTAGTTAAAACTGTTGAACCTCCCCATTGAGATTGATCCCAAGTGAGTCTGCCCCATCCTGAAGTTACGTCGGGCACAATGACCCTCCTATGCTATACGGATTATTGCGTTAGATGCGTCTGCTGTTGGAAATTGAATTGTAAAAGTTCCACTTGATACTGTTTTGTCACCACCAAAAGCGATAACAGCAACAGCTTTGTCAGATTGTGAATCATTATAGATTAATGCACCATTAGCTGTAAAAGATGCAGAAGTATAACTAACATCTGCAAAATCACAAATTGCAGTTGTTCCAGAAGTTGTTGGAGTTACACTTGTTAAAGTTGCTCCACCTGCAGTGTATGCAGTTCCTGATGAATTAGTAATTTCGTTTGAAGTTCCGTAAGCTGTTGTAGAAGCACCTAAAGATGCATCACTTGTAAACAAAGCTATTTTAAAAGTGTTTCCACTTGTTGCCGTAAAGTTGTGTGTACCAACTAAAATTTCTTGTTTAAAACTTGTACAAATTGCCGATGTTATTGCCATAATTTATCTCCTACGGGTTTGCTGATTTAACTGGTATTCTGACTGCTCCGTCTGTGTAGTCGTCTCTTCGTCTTCTACCAACTTGCTCATTAGCAAACTTCTGTATCTCTTGTTTATATTTATTCTCGTATAATGTCAACATATCTATCGGACCTTTTAAAAATCCATATGTTTCAGAAAGACAGCAATATAATAGCCCATTTGGAAAATTAAGACTAATATAGTTAGTTGTATTATCTGAAGCTAAAGTGGCTGGCATTTTATTATAATGTACTCTAAATTTATATGTTGTATCGGGAACTGGAGCGAGAAACATTCTTCCTGAAGTAGTATCTGTATTACCTGTTGCTCCACCAAACATAGCATAATATTTAGGTTGGCCTCTTTTTGAAGACTCCGTCGAAGATACATATTCTTGTAAATAGGTTACATCTTTTTTTTCTAACCAAACATTGGCTCCTGTTACCGCAGATGTAGAATCATAAACTTGTATACCTCTTATAAACAAAGCTCCTGCAGGAGCATTTATTGTTTCTTGTCCTGCAACTAAATTACCTGTTTG